GTTCGACGAGGCGCAGATCCTCACGGAGAAGGCTCTTGAGGACATGGTCGCCGCAGCGAACCAGTCACGCCATCCGGCGGGTGCGCTGCTGTTCTTCATCGGGACTCCACCTCGACAGATTGACCCCGGCGAGGAGTTTTCGAATCGTCGCGATAAAGCACTCAAGGGCGAGGACCCGAATGGTCGGGTCCGCTTGACGCGGGGTGACGCTGTGTACGTCGAGTGCTCAGCCGACCGCGGTGCCGATCCTGACGACCGCCAGCAGTGGGAGATCGCCAATCCGTCTTACCCGGACCGAACGCCGGTCGAGTCGATGCTCCGAATGCGTGAGCAGTTGACCAACGACGCATCGTTCTTGCGCGAGGCGCTGGGCATCTGGGACCCGAAGCACGCGGGCGGTGTTATCCCCCGCGACTCGTGGGACATGTGTGGCGATGAGACCTCACTGGCGGTCGATCGGTTCTCCGTCGGCATCGAGGTCGGCCCCGACCAGTCCTCCGCCGCGGTCGTCCTGGCCGGTGCTCGCGCAGACGGTCGTTGGCACGTCGAGCTCGATGAGCACCGCAAGGGCGCGACCTGGCTCGTCCCCTACGTCTCGGCCCTGGTCGCCGCGAACCCCCAGATTCGTGCGGTCGTCGGCGACGTCGGCGGCCCGCTCGCGTCCTTCGTGACGAAGGACGCGCGGGGTCGTTACCTGTTGACCGGAACGAAGGTCGTCGTGACAGCTCCGACCGTCAAGGAGTTGGGCGCCGCCTGCTCCAACTTGCTCGTGGCGGTCGTTACGGCCGCAGTCGCGCATCTCCAGCAGCCCCAACTCACGGAGGCTGTCGCGGTAGCCGACAAACGCGCTCTCGCGGACACGGGCATGTGGGTGTTCCACCGCATGTCGTCGGCTAGCGACATCACACCGATCCAAGCCGCAGCGCTTGCCCTGATGGGCGCGCAGTCGGACAACATCAAGCGCCCCGGGCGGCAACGCACCGAGGGCGCACCTAAGCGAAGGGCGGTGGTCCTGTAGTGGAGACCGTCCGGGTACTCGGGTTGACCGAGGATGAGCAGCGCACTCTCGACAGCCTGGTGAAGCGACTGGGCGACCGCGAGTCCCGCAACATCGTCCGGCTCGGTTACTACGACATGGAGCGTGTCGGGCGTCGCCTGTCGACCATTGCGCCCCAGTACTACGGGCTGGGGCTCACGCTCGGATGGTGCGCGAAAGGCGTGGATTCCCTCGCTCGCCGCTGCAATCTCGACGCCTTCGTGTGGCCGGACGGCGACTTGGACGCGCTCGGGTACCGCGAGGTGTGGGACGCGAACTTCCTCGCCACCGAGGTTGCCTCGGCCCGCCTGTCCTCGCTGATCCATGGCGTCTCCTTCATGGTGACCACGAAGGGCAGAGACGGCGAGCCGGACGTGCTGATCCACGCGAAGGACGCGCTCAACGCGACTGGCGAATGGAATACGCGACGGCGTGCGCTCGACAGTCTCCTGTCGATCACCGACCGCGACGACAAGGGCCAGCCGACAGCACTCGTGCTCTACCTGCCCGACCTGACCATCACGGCCGCCAATGACGGCGGCTGGCGCGTCAAGGACCGCCAGGAGCACTCCTGGGGCGTCCCAGCCGAGCCGCTGGTCTACCGGCCAAGGACGGGCAGGGAGTTCGGGTCGTCGCGAATCTCCCGCGCCGCGATGGGTTTCCACGCGGCAGCGATCCGCACCTTGATGCGCCTCGAAGGCCACTCCGACGTGTTCTCGTGGCCGGACATGTGGCTAATGGGTGCCGACGAGTCGATCTTCACGAACTCGGACGGCAGCACGAAGACCGCCTGGCAGGTGGCGCTGGGGCGCATCAAATCCATCCCGGACGACCCGGAGCGCGAGGGAGACCCCAACGCGCGGGCCGACGTCAAGCAGTTCCAGGCCGCCTCCCCCGGGCCGCACCTGGACAGCCTCAACGCCTACGCCAAGCTGTTCGCCCACGAGATGGACCTCCCTGAGAACGCACTGGCGATCAAGGAGATGGCCAACCCGCAATCGGCAGACGCCTATATCGCATCGCGCGAGGAGCTGATCGCGGCGGCGGAGGCTGCGACCGACGATTGGTCGACTCCGCTGCGGCGGACGATGGTGCGTGCGCTCGCGATGCGCAACGGTGAGGCTGACGTGCCTGCCGAGTGGCTGACGATCGCGGCCAAGTGGCGCTCGCCGATGTACCTCTCTCGTGCCGCGCAGGCCGACGCGGGGTCGAAGCAGTTGGCTGCCGTTCCGTGGCTGGCTGAGACCGAGGTCGGTCTGGAGTTGCTGGGCCTCGACGCCCAGCAGCGGGCGCGGGCGATGGCCGAGAAGCGACGGGCGCAGGCCCGGGCGTCCATTACCGCCCTGACGCAGCCGCCGCAGGCCGATGCCGTCGCGCCGTGAGGTAGACGACCTCAGCGCGGCCCTCCGGGCGCTCTCAACGCGCGCCAAGGGCGACCTGCTGGCGCTGTGGAGAACCCTCCCGGACCCGGGAGACCTACCGGCCGTCCGCGTCGCGCTTGAGCGCACCTGGCCCGAGCTGATCGCGGCATACGGCGACATGTCCGCCACGGTCGCCGCCGACGTTTTCGAAGCGTGGGCCTCCGATCTGGGGATCGCCCCGGAGGTCGTCATGGTCGAGCCGGTCGACATGGACCGGGCGAACGCCCGGATGCGGTGGGCGATCGGGACTCCCGAGCAGGTTGGGACACTCACGGTCATTCTCGACGAACTCGTGAAACAACCGGGACGCTCGACGCTTGCGAAGTCGGCGGTCGCCTCTGGCGCGGGTTGGGCGCGCGTCCCTCACGGGCCGCATACGTGCGCGTTCTGCACCATGCTCGCCTCTCGCGGCGCGGTCTACTCGACCGCGCGGACGGCGGGCGGGGACGGGCGCAAGTTCCACGGCGAGTGTGACTGCGCCGTGATCCTCGTTCGCGACAGCCGCGACTTTCCGGACGGGTATGACCCCGACGCGCTCTTCGATGTCTACGCAGCAGCAGCACGCAGCAGCCGCGGCACCAAAGACACCCTTGCCGAGATGCGCAAGGCGCTCGGCACCCACTGAACCACCCCGACAAGGGGGTTAGCGCGACGGCTGCGCCCAAAGCCGGGCACCACCTGACGAGGCACGGAGATTGCGCATGACCGACACCGAATCGACCGCTCCCGCCACCGAGGAGACGGCCGCCCCCGAGACCTTCACGCAGTCCGACGTCGACCGCATCGTGCGGGAGCGCGTCCAGCGCGAGCGGGCGAAGTACGCCGACTACGACGCGCTCAAGGCCAAGGCCGAGGGCGCCAAGACGGTGGAGGACCGCCTAGCCGAAATGGAGAAGCGGACCGCCGCCGCCGAGGCGAGCGCGCTTCGCAGCGACGTCGCGGCCAGATACGGCATCAGCGCCGAGGACCGCGACCTGCTCCTGACCGGAACGGATGCGGAAACCCTGGAGGCGCAAGCCAAGCGGCTCGCAGAGCAGGAGTCGGAGCGCAAGAAGAAGGCCAACATCGTGCCCCGCGAGGGCAACAACCCAAAGGCATCGGGTGGGGACGACGAGCGCGCGTTCGTGCGCCAGTTGTTCGCCCGGGCCAACACCGACTGAGGAGTCGACATGGCAGTTCTCCAGACGGGTTCGCTCACGATCCCGAAGCAGAAGCTCGAGCCCTGGCTCGGCAAGATCAAGAACGGGTCCGCGGTCGCGACCCTGTCCAACCCCACGCCGATGACCTTCGGTGAGGGTGAGTCGTGGACGTTCGACATCGGCGAGGCCGAGTACGTCCCCGAGGGCGGCAACAAGGGCGCGTCGACCGTCGTGCCGACCAGCCGGCCCATGAAGCCGTTCAAGTTCCACAAGACCCTCCGGTTCTCCGAGGAGGTCCTGTGGGCCGACGAGGACCGTCAGCTCGAGGTGGTCGGGCAGATCCTCGACCTCGTCCAGCCGGCGCTCTCGCGGGCGCTCGACTTCGGCGTGTTCCACGAGATCAACCCGACCGGTGGTGCTGTCGTGGCCGCCATGAACGGTGGCCTCACGGACACCACGAACCTCGTCGAGTACGTCGCCGCGGACAAGCCCTACGTCAGCCTCGACGCGGCTGACGCGCTGATCCTCGCGGATGGTTACATGCCGCGGGACATCGCGCTGGCGCCCACCTACGCGGCCAAGTTCGCCGGGCTGCGCAACGCCAACTCCGAGCAGAAGCTCTACCCGGACTTCCGCCTCGGCACCGAGGTTTCCGACCTCGACAGCCACCGGCCGTCCGTGTCCAACACGGTGTCCGGTCAGGGCGTCATCGCGGTCGACACGAAGGTGCTCGCGTTCGTCGGCAACTTCGACGCGATCCGCTGGGGCATCCAGAAGCAGATCGGCCTCGAGTTGATCAAGTACGGCGACCCGGACGGCGGTGGCGACCTCAAGCGCAAGAACGAGGTCGCGTTCCGTGCGGAGATCGTCTACGGCTGGGGCGTCGCGGACCTCAACGCGTTCGCGAAGATCCACGATCTCGTCTGATGGCTCGCTATCGGCACAAGGTCACGGGTGCTCGCGTG